ATTATCGCCATGGATGGCTTCCTTCCGAAACTCGGCCGACTCTCAAGCCCGAATGGATTTGGGAATTCGCTCAGACTGCTTACGACGCAATGGCTCCTTACTTCGCTTCTGTGAAGACAGCGGATGATATACGTTACATGTGGGAGTACAGTTCAGGACTTATTAATCTTTGGTCTGCCAGTGATTTACACGGCAGATATAGTCCTTATCGTTCTGCCGATTTGGTGAACGAAGAAGATCTGTTTGACCCACGTGAGGACGCCAAATTGGTGGCTGCGTCACACAAGGAACCGCCAGGTTTGCGCGCTAATTTAGTTGCTAAAGCTCTGGCCGACACCTCTTTTAACACCAATAGTATCGCAAATCTGTTGGATCTCTACGATTGGGCTGTTAAGCTCAAGAATGGGGATTTCGGCTCGCTCCTTCTCGATTTAAAGAGAGGTGGCAAGGTCGCAGCAGACGCTTGGCTCAAGTATCGGTATGTGTATTCTACTACAAAATCCGATATTGCAGAGTTGGGACGGTATGCATCCGTCGGTACGCCTACAATTTGCCGTGCTGGAGAGCAGACAGATGGTGGGAAAATGCAGGTTAAAGTTGCACTCACACCTAAATCCAATTTGTTAGGCCCACTTGTTGATAGGCTAACGCGTGTTGGACTTGCCCCCAACGCGTACAACTTATGGGACCTTGTTCCATTCTCATTTGTTGTTGATTGGTTTGTAGACCTCGGCTCTTTGCTTGAAGAGCTTACACAATACGGCAGGGTGGCCGCGTACGATATCAAGTACACTACCATTTCCTGGCGCTACACCGACTTCGTTACGCGTTCTCTAACGCGTGCGTCTATTGAGGTATACAACCGGCAAGTCTCACCTACGGCGCCCCCATTTGTACCGTACATTTCGGGACGCAGCGCAACGGATGAGACTTTACTCAAACGTTGTGCTGATTCGGTTGCGCTGATCAGCAGATAGGAGGGACTTATGTCTATTGTTAAAACTTGGGGATTTGGCACAAATGTTGCTGCTGACACTACTGTCACCCCGTCGTCAATCAATCCTGTGTCAGATTATGCACAGCTTATGGACGAGCCAAATGAGTGTCGTCTACAGTTTCAAAACACTATTGATAACGTAGAACAGATCTCATATCAGTGTAAGGACATACCGTCGGTTATGACCACGGCAAAATCCGTACATCCCACACCTGTTAAAGCCGGTGTGCAGTACACTATACGACTTGATGAGCAGCTTTTGCTGACGTCATCAGACGATCCTACTTACGCTGAAACTGTACCTGTAGTTGCAATGCTCGTGATCAGACACCCGAAGAACGGGCAACTGACGGTGAGCGATATTGAAACAATCCATAAGCGCGTTATTGGCGCCTCTTATAAGGAGGTTAATGGTGTCGTTTCATCACGATTTGGTGATCTTATGCAGTCTGCGTTAAAACCGGTTAACGACGGAATTGATGCTGCATCGTAACTACAGAAAGTAACTATTTTCCGGTCACTATGTAAAGGAGGTTGCATATGTGCAATCAACGTAAGGGTTCTGTTAGTAACCCGGATTCAAAAGCAACAAATACCAAGAATGATCTTCAGCCCAAAGGAGGTAAGAAGAATGTCCCACAGTCAAAGAAAGGCGACACTCGAAGGGGTGGCAAGGGTCGTAACAAAAAGAAATCCGAAGGTTGTTCGGAGGACCGATCCACTCCTCAGCCAGCTGTCGACCCAAAGCCGAGAAATACTCGGAATAATAGGCCTGGGAGCCGTGGGGCTCGACAATCACAGTCTAGCGGATCTGGAACTGAAGCTAAAGACAGTGCTAAACGAAACGGGAGCAACATACCTAGTTCCAACAACAATGGCAGACGCCGTGGTGGGAATAGCGCAACAGCGCCATCCGGACAGCGTGGTAATGCGCGACACAATAGTGTCTGTGACCGTGTTTGGAAAGCTTGTGAAGTTAACTCCCATATCAGTCAGAGATCTTGTGTAGGCCGTTACGAGATGGACCAGGAGTACGTGTGCGTACAGGTCTGGTCTGCACTGTTCACTGACCTTTGCCCCGCTGCACAGCCGCTATACGCGCAGTATATTGCGCGCTTTGGTTTGGCTGGTACGATTACCCGTTTTCAGGAAATTGCTGCGGCGGTAATCAACCGATGCGCACGTGTACGTGTGCAGGACGCTGATATGTACCGTTTAATGCGGGGTCTTCCTGTCCAGACAGCGTTACAGCTGTTAAGGTTTGGTAAACGATACACTCCACTCGAGTGGAGCGCTGAGCAGGAAGCTAAATCTCTAACCGGTTTCCACGAACGTAATAACCGCGCACGCATGCGCGACCGTGTGGAACTTCCAGTTTGGTTGGTTAAGAGATTGGGATCTATCGGAACCAAAATAATGAACTGTTATTTTGGTAAAGAATTCGATCCCCGAGACCTGTTATCTTCTAGGTCTTATGAAACCGACATCGTGCACTTGCCGCATGGCACAACAGCGGAGGGATTGCGTAATCCCTTTGAAAAGTGGCTGTATGTCAATGCCGCATGGGGTAGATTATCATCATGGGAATGTGATGGTATCGATACCCGCACCGTGCATGATCTTGTCGGTGCAACATCAAAACTGGTTATGGTCCCGAAGGATTACCGTGGTCCGCGCATCATAATGGAGGAACCGCTTGAGGTGGTTCTCGAACAAAGTATGATTGCGGATGCGCTTCTATGCGCATTTCATAAAAAGACGGCAACACGGTTCTGCCCATATGGCAGAATACGCCTCGAAGACCAGACTTACAACCAAGAACTTGCGAGATTGGGTGCTTTAACGAAATACCATAGCACGGCTGATTTGAGTAATGCTTCTGATTGCATCACGTATCAGCTTATCCAAGCAATTTTCCCACCGAAATGGGCGAATTGCATATGCTCGCTATCAACCAAGAAGGTGCTATTACCCAACGGTAAGGTGTATGATTTACACATGCCTTGTACCATGGGATCGCGCCTTACAGTACCCGTGCAGTCGCTCATCTATTGGGTGATTATTTGCGCGGCGGTCGATATCTTAGTTGACCTGAATGTGGTTAGCTATGATGTATTACTCGACTGTTCAGTTTATAATGACGACCTGATCGTACCATGGATGATTTTTGATACCGTGTGCGATCTGCTCGAACTGTGTGGTCTGGTCGTGAATCACGACAAGAGCTATACAGATGACCATCCTTTTAGGGAATCATGCGGCAAAGACTATTTTGATGACGTAGATGTTACGTCGATCTATTGGCCACGCCGCGAGTTCTATATGGTGAAGGACGAATTACCGTCACTCAGTGCACTGCACAATCGACTTTATTCGATTGATGCTAAGCATGCAGCCCATGTAGTTCTTGAGTATTTGAACAGGTTGTCACCGAAATTACCACGCATTGAACCTGGTTCTCTCGATTCTGGTGTATTTTCTAATACCACCTTCAATTGGGACCAGGCGAGGCCATACTCGTGTAACAGAGTCGACCTCCACATGGAATTGTTCTTTACTGTCGAGCGCAAGGCAACCGGTTTTAAGACGATTACCGTCTGTCGTAAAGCTAAACGCGATATGACGAAAACCTATTATGCGTTGCCACCGTACCGTATGTTAGGTGAGTTATTCCACTTCGCATTCGAACGTTATGACGAGCTTGTTATACTCGACAACGACGGCACAGAAGAGCGATTTCACCGCGATCAGTGGATCGCAGGTAAGCTTAGGCGTACTGATCAGAGGCCTATTGTTAAAGGTTTTAGATCGGTTACCGTTCCAGGTGCTTATCTTGTACCGCGATTCACGTATTCTCAGACCTATAATAACCGTGAATTGCAATCTTCCATCGTTAGGAAGGATCGCATATCAAAGATCATGCTCGATGACCTTTTTGAAAGGTTTGAGTATGAGCATTGGTTATTGAACGGGCCCAGGTACTATGATGATCTCTGCGAGTATCTCGGTATAACACAACCGAGTCGCATGAGAAAGAGACTTCAACCATCTGGGTACAAAGTCACTGCGGTTACTGAGCTAATTGTGGACTATGAGTTTTATGAGGTTTATATTCCTAAACTTCAGGAACTACATCGTAGACAAACGCTTGGTAAGCTACTTTATTAATCCACACTTGCTGGGGTAATACCCCGGGTGGGCAGCGCAC